TAGCCGCAATTAACATATAAGCCATTTGCGGTGTTTCAAAGATTTCGCCTGTTACGCGATTTTGTACTAGATACTTGCCGCGCCATTGTTCCATGGCCACGTAAGTAAAGTCTTCATCTCTGGTGTGGTCAATGTAAGTGTTTAATGTAGTCCACTCTTCTTCGCTGTAGGCGGCGAGAAGTCCTGAGTCGTAAAATCCAGACTCCACATTGCGTTTAACTAGTTCTAGTAGACTGCAAGGTGTGTAGTCCCCGTATACTTCTTTGCGTAAATGATAATTGATTAGTCTGCCCGCTACATATTGATAGTTAGGAGTTTCTTCGCTGATAAGGTCAGCGGCACTTTTAATCATTGTTTCTTGAATATCAGCAGTCTTAATTCCATTGTAGAATTGAATATGGCTTCTAATTTCTAATTCGCTGGCACTAACACCTGTGATATCTTTAGTGGCCCAAAACACCACTTTATGTAATTTCTCTAAATCTAGTTGTTCTCGTCTACCGTCTCTTTTTGTTACTTGAATTGCTGTCATTGATTGTCTCTTATTGTAATTTATAAAGACCCAGTTCTTCTGCAGAAAGGGTCCTGACTAATTTTAGTTCTTTGCTAACTTGTTGTTTATTTACTACCTCGTCATGAACCAAATTAAGAACATATTTTCCTTTGTCAACAAACACTAAATTATATTGTTCTTTGGTCGAAGGTTCATTATATACTCTTATTTCTAATTCGGATTTATGATCGCATAGATACAAAGTATACACTATTCCCAGAGCTTTTGCAAGATCACAGTAGTAATTTTCATAAAGTAATTCCCACGGCCCGGGCCATTCTTCTACATGATCTGTAGTCAAATAATGAGCCACATATGGAGCATAGCTCCAAAGATGCTGTGTATCTTGTAATGCTTGTTCAAAAGTTTTTGAGCTGATGGTTTTTCGAAATTCTTGCCAACAACGAAGTCTCTCGTTGGGTAATAGAGTCCACATAATTTTTATAAAATAATTGATTAGAAAACAAATTCAGATAAACTGTATTTTAGATTGGCGTTAACGCCGGTGTTGGTTGTTGTATAGCTGACTTGAGCTATATTAGCAGCTTGGGTTACGTTGATAATAACGCCTGTGTCTGATGTTTCTGTGTAGTTATCGGTATAAGCTACATTGCTTAGGTATTGTGTTATTTTTAACAAACCTGTTCTAAAATCGTTGCCACGTTGTATGGCATAGTTCATTTGAATTACCGGAGTTGCACTGGTAAAAGCCAAAGCACCGATATTAGCAGTAGTATTATTGGACAGAGTAGCTGATAAAACATCTGAATTAGCAAACGGCAAATCATTGACTGTTAAAACTCTAGTATTGCCAATCGCAGGAGCACCTTCTTCCAGCGTACCGTTACCAATATAAAGTTGTTGAGTGTCAACACTCCACCCTAGTTCTGCGCTTGCAAGTTGGGGCAAATTATTGTTTACACCTCTGCGATGTTTAATTTGTGAAATTTGTGTAACTGCCATGCTTTATATCCTATTACAGTATTTAGTTTTCCTTATAATACTGCTCCACTCTATCAAACCAACGATTAGTCCATTGTTCAAATTCTAAGCCTTCTACCACAAATTCCTGATATTGATAGTCCGCACTGCACATCAATATAACCCCAGTTTTTATATCTGTGCCGTGTGTAGTATTGTGTGCTTGGCTGTATGCCGCTAACTGTAGGAAATAATCCTCAATCCATTCACGTTTTTTGGGTTTATTTGTTTGTTTAAAGTCTAGTATAGCAGGTTGTCCCTTCCATACTCCCACACAGTCTGTAGTACCAGCATATAATCCACTGTAAAAAACAGGAACTTCAACACCCCAAAATTCAGTAATATGTTTTTGCATGCCTTCGAATATAATAACATTGGCCATGGCATGACTTTGTTGACTGTAAGGATTGGTGCCTGGTGTGCCCAGGCCACCGTCCTTGACATAAGTTTCTAACCACTTGTGCATACGTGTACCGCGACTAGCGGCTTCTGTGGTAATTTCTTGTGCTCGCTGTGTGCCCACAGATTTACGCCAATTAGCCAGAGCTTGCTTTTTTTCAGCAGGTGCAGTTTTATCTAATATTGTAGTAACACTGGGCACTTTAGTACCGTCTGGCAGACAGTAATGTCTTTTCCCATCAACTGTTTCTCTGTTGATGGGTGTATAATTAAATTTATTGATTAGCATTTTTAAACTCGAAAACTTTCTCCGCAACCACAGCGGTCGCGTTCATTGGGATTAGAAAACTCAAATCCCTCGTTGAGGCCTTGTCGTACATAATCGACAATCATACCTTGCAAGTAAGGTATATGTTTTTGATTAACCACAACATTAAAACCATCACATACCACAGATTCATCGCCCTCTGATAAATCATCCACATATTCTAAGACATAAGCCAGTCCCGAACATCCTGTAGTTCTAACACCCACCCGAATACCTATACCATGTCCTCTTTTTGAAAGAACTTGTTGTATTTTTTTTGCGGCAGTGTCGGTGACTGTTATCATTCTATCACCATTGATTGATATTTAAAATATAAATTTTTATCTTCGTCGCTGAAAAGATCCCACAGTTTTTTATTGTGTATGGCAATGCTTGTTTTTGTTAGTTTATCCCATTTAGCAGTGGTTTCTAGATATTCTTTCCAAATACTTGATTGATACATTTGCCCGTGTTCTGGTTCTTCTAAGTTATTTTTAAGTTGATCTACTAGACTAGCAATGCTTCTTTTAAATACGGAATTTTTCTCTAGTATAGAATATTGTTCTAACACTGGTTCTATGGTTGAACATAGCTGTTGCTTAATATAAGTAGGCAAATTAATTACAGCCAAATAGTTAGGTTTATTCAATGTGTTGTCAAATATATGACATTGAGTTTTGTCGCTGTAAAAATTTTCAAAGAAGTCTAACCAATCAGTTAAATAGGCTATATTATTAACATAAAACGTTGGAGTAAGATAGTAATTACAATTAGTAAAACTTTTTTCAAGTTCTGCAAAATTTTGCAGATTGTCTTTTATTTTATCAAACTTAACTGGCCACCGAGCGTAGTAATAATTGTCAGCCACTGAATCGATACTCAATGCAAATGAAACTTGTTTAAAGTTTTTGCACCAATCGGAGTACGCTTCTTTAAGAAAAACAGATCCGTTGGTTCCTAATTCTAAATAAATCTTTTGACTAAGTTTTTCTTTGATTAACCAATCTGTTAACTTATATAAATCTTCTTGTATAGTGCCTTCACCGCCCATGATGTTTAATCGATAAGTTTCATAATTGTCAATTTGAGATTTAATGTCATTTTTTATTATTTCCCAATATTCATTGTTGTCGCTTATTGTTGCATACGGGCGGTCTACTTTGTTCCAAGTTTTATCATATAAACTACTTAGGTTACCATCGCACATCCTACAAGACATATTGCATTTATTACTAAACATAAATGTAGATGAAAAATCTTTAACTTTTTTAATAGTTAAAAAATCAATTAGTTCTTGTGTTGGAAGTTCTAGTAATTCACGTTGTCTTCCGCTGAGTTGTCCTCTTTGTTCTTGTCTATGGCATTGTTTACAATTAGAATCAAGTTTCATTGATTCTATATTAGTTTTAACAGTGGAGGTCATTGATCCATCGAAAGTATCATTGTTTTGATAAAAACAACAAGGATTTTTATGACTCTTGCGATAATGAAATTCTTTGTAAGGGGATATACATATATGCTTGTTATCGTTGATCCACTGTTCCCGTTGACTATCTAAATCAAAATTTTTATTGTACGGTATCATGTTTCTTTTTATAATCCTCTACCGCAGCCTTTATAGCGTCTTCAGCGAGTATTGAGCAATGTATTTTAACTGGCGGGAGAGCCAGTTCTTCCGCGATGGCCGAGTTCTTAATAGTTGCCGCTTGGTCCAGCGTTTTGCCTTTGACCCACTCTGTAACCAACGAACTACTTGCAATCGCTGAGCCACATCCATACGTTTTAAAACACGCATCTGTGATAATGTCATTTTCTACCTTTATCTGTAGTCGCATTACATCTCCACAAGCAGGTGCACCAACCATACCTGTACCAATAGTATCATCTATTTCGAATTTACCAACGTTACGCGGATTTTCATAGTGATCCACAACCTTCTGAGAGTAGGCCATATTATTTCCTTTTGTTGATTATACAGTATTTAATTAACTTTGTCTACGCTTCATGGCGCTTTTGGCCATGTTACTGACAGTGTCTTCTGGATTGCCGGCGGCAGCAGTGTAGTCTTCTGGGTTTGTTACATTTTGACTCATGCCAGATACAAATGTAACTGTGTCGGGTGTAATGTTTTTGACCATTGATTTAATTGCAGGCTCGATGTCATTGACCCTAATTAGGTCTTGGTAGCCAAAAGTACCGATGCCTGCATTTTGAATTTCGGATATTACTAGTTCTGTGGGAACGTCTGTTTTTAATTCGCCACGTAAAATACGATTTTGAATTAAGTTAAGTGCAGTGACGATGCTACCATTGGTAACACCCGTCCTAGCAATATCTTCATCAGTTTCTCTTAGTCGTGCCTTAACAAGATCAGTGATCTTATATTCCCTAATAAAATCACTGGCTCTCATTAACGACGTTCTCTGCCTAGTTCTTCTTCACCACCAGCAGCAGCGTCAGTTGCACCGAAACCATCGTCTACGTCTAAATCACTGCCCTCGGGAGGCATTGCTTCTAGATCGGGACCTGGCATTGCGTTGCCCATTGCCATACCTTGATCAGGTTGTTCACCTGCAAGTACACGGGCTCCATTGTCTAGTGCATCACGTGCGCCGTTCAATGCATCCATTAGTCCTTGTAGAGCGCTGGTAACAGTGCTCTTATAGCTGTCAGCTTGTGCTGTACCAACTTGGTCACGGATAGTATCTAGTAAGGGAGGTAGCTCTTCGTTAAGCATTTTGCTAGCGTCTGTGATCATGTCTTGAACACTGTCAACCATATCTTTGGCTGCTAACACTGCTTCGGCTGTTTCTAATTCACCTTCCATCAAAGGTGTATTTTGATCCAACCAAGCATTTAAGCCTTCACGAACCATAAGCATTTCCATATACTTAGGATTACGTTCTGCTGTATGAATACCATAGCTACGACGAATCTTGTCTAAGTTTTCAGCAAGAGCATAGTTTAAACGCTGTGCTTTTGCATAAGTTAGATTGTTATAGTCAATAGCGAAACCAAAACGGCTTTCCATCACGCGGTTAAGTCTTTTAGTTTTTTGTGGTGCTAGTTCTTTTAAGTTCATAATATCTTTTCCCAGATTTTACAATATTTAGCCGATTGTAAACTTTTTTCTAATTCTTCTCGGGCTATTTTTAACTGAGACTTAATCTCCAAATACCTTGCATCCCATAACTGTAGTTTAAAAGAGTCGGGTTTGTTGGTTTTCTTGTTTATTTTTTTACTATAAAATTCCAGCTCATCTGTGAGCCTAGCAACATCCCTATCTTGAAGTAAGATATTGTCTGCTGTTTTGTAGTATTTCATGTAAGTAAAGAACGAATAAAATACCGCTGACTGTTTGCTGTAAAACACGTTTACGATTTTATTGTCTGTGCTGACTTGCCAGCGGTTTGGTCCTATGTGAGCTATTTCAAATTGCCCTAATACCCATGATGTATCTGACATAGGCATACAAACAGGAATTGCCTGTGAGTGCCTTATGTTTTTAAATTCTGTATATGCCCAATGATTTAATTTGTGTAGGGCAAGATCCGTGATGAACTTACCCAGTTCGTTTTTTATAGATGATGCGGCCGTCTTCATTTTTTCTTAGTAATATGTCTTTGTTGACTAGTTGATTTGCCATTAATTGTTGTCTATCGGTGAATTCGCTTTTGGCCACAACAGGTGTGTCTTCGTCGAATCGATCCAGCACTTCTGCTTCCTCGTTTGTGATGGCCACATTTAAATGCTTGGTAACTTCTACTATTTTCATTATTTAGATGCTAGGTGTATCAATAATGTAATAATTGCTGTAAACATTACACCCAGTATTGTTGTACCAATGGTAATTGTTTGTTTATCAATGCCACCTGTTTTATTAGCGATTGAGTCTTTAATATCGACAATGTGTTGTTCCAACTTTGTCATCCTAGTGTCTAGATTTGTTAATTTATTATCCAAAGCTTCGTACCTTTCAGCGCAGAGTTCTACGTGCGCCTCTAGGTTTTTCTTCTCTATACTTGTAGATGACATTGGTGTATTTTCGCCTTATAGTGCGATGCATATATTCTGCCATAAAGTGTGCCGTAAAGAGAAGCCCTGAGGTGTGCCGTAGCATCAACTAATATTTATGTCATCGCTAGAAATGAAATATATGTTTTTTAAGGTGCCACTGGTATGGAATATAGGTAGCATGAATCTTGCAGTTTCATCTAAGCCCAAGATTATTGGTATTAAATCAAAGTCTTCTTCAAGTTGTTCAAATGTATAAAAGTCATCCCGTTCTCCCCTAAATTGAAATGCCCAAACATTATGTTTTCCTTGATAGAATTCTCCAAATTCCAAATGTTCTAATTCTTCATCTTTGAAACATACTGGATAACGTATAATAAGAGGTTGTGTTTTTAGACTTAGTAGTTGTACTACAGATTCCCAATTACGCTGTTGATCTCTGGCATCACTCTGGCCTTTGGTGACGCCCGTTTTAGTAATATCTATTAATGTTAAACAAGTTATCAAGGGACTCATGTAGATATTTATAGGTCAAAAAGAAAGGCAACATATAGTTGCCTTATCTTTAACTTAGTTAAACTAAATTATTCTGCTAGACGCAAGCCAGGTTGTGTAACAACGATACCTGTGTAGTTGTAGCCATTGCTGTCTGTACCAACTGCACGGATGTTAGCTTGTAGGTCTGTGGTGTTCCATGAACTGTCTTCAATTAGAACGCTCAATAGACCGTTTGTTACAGAACCGTTGTTTGCTGTACCAACTTGGTAAGCCAACAATGTGCTGTTAATACCAATAGTACGTAGAATTGTTTCTACTGCTTCGCCTGTTCCTAGGTTTGCTGTCATTGCAACGTTGCTGTTGATAGCAAATGCTTGTACTGGCTTGCCAATACCTGTGCTGATCAATACGTTTGCGCTTGCTGTTTCTGAACTTAGAGAAATGTTACCAACGCTAACTACGTTTTGTGCATTTCCGTTTGTACGTGTAAATACTGCCATTTTATTTTTCCTTTTAAAAGTTCTGCGAATTAACGCATGTAATTATTTATTCCAAACAGAGTTTTTTAGCTGGTATAGCTTATTTTTTCCAAGATTTGGTGGCATTAAAGTTCTGTCTACTGAACTCAATTCTATCTACTAACTTAACTGCACCACCGTCATGCCCAATAGCAACAAAGCCTTCTGGGGCAGTAACTTTGTATCCATCATCTGTTTTAATAAAAGTACCAATGCTTTCAATTTTCTGCATCTTCTGCAGAATCAGTAGTTTTGCTTCTACTATTCGTTTGTAGATAGCTAGTATACCCAATAATGTGTTACTGTTATCTGCCATGAATTTTTCTTTTTCAACAATCTTGTCTACCCTAGTAATAACTGCTGTTTTAATTTTTAACTGTTGTAGTTCAGGAGCCATTGCTTTTCTTTGTGCGGCATCTGTGGTGCCCATGTATCTGATAATAGCTTCTGTTTGCTCGTCAGTAAAATCCTGGCCGGCCATTAAATCGTTGATGTCTTTCTCCATTTTACCTCTATAGTAAGTCATGAAGTTTTGTAGGAATGTAGTAGGATCTCCCACTTGTTCGCCACCTCGAATCAAGTTGTTGATAAAAGGTTTGATGTGTGTGCCAAACTCAGTCATCGTTTCTTCTTCTTTGCCCGATGCAGTAACTTTTTTGCGTCCGGTAAACACAATACGATTAAAGTCCGGTTCAGTAATTTTCCTGAATGTTGTTGCAGCCGCTAACAACACTGCTTTGATCTGTGCGTCTTCTTCGGGAGTTAAGCTGGCAATCCCTGTAAAATCTTTATATGTAGCATCATCAAACCAAACATCTTTAGTAGGTGTTAGCCCTGCTACACTGGCTCCAAAACTAGCTCTCATGTCAGGCAAGGTTGGGCCTTCGTAGGCAGTATGGAATATAATACCCATTTTTGCGGCAGCAATTCTATCACCCAATGTACTACCTACTGGAACAGCGTAGGTAATTGTATTGGGAGTAAACACATAACAGTCCTGTCCTTCAATGTTAGCAGTTTCTACATCTCCAGGGGTAAACATTAAGTCGCCTTGCAATACGCCGCCGATGTTTAATTTACTTAGGCATTTTAATGCTACTTTTAATTTAGTTGCAAGTCCTTCTTGTTCACCGTAAAAATTATTAATATCTCTTTCTGACTTACATAGTTTTGGTTCTGTTTTAGCAAACACAGATTTAGTGCCAACAAAAAACTGACCGTCTGCAGGATCTACTCCGCAAATAATAGCAGGAGCACCGTCCCATTTAACAGTGACTTTGGTAGGTTCACCTTCGCCTTGTGCAAACATTCTACGCAGGCCTTCTAAATAGTTAAGAGCTTTTTGTGCCCCTAAGTAGCCTAGATTATATATTTCATCTTCAATATGCTCAAGGTGAACATTCTTACCTTCTGCGGCTTCGAATAGTTGCCAATTGGGTGCTGTGTTCTTTATTTCAAATAGCTTCATAGTTTATCAGCCTGTGCTTGTAGGAATTGTGCAAGGGCAGTGTTTACGGGTCTACCATTCATTACATTGACCCAATTACCATTGTTTGTCAATGCAAAATCTTGTTTTTTATACTGTAATACCAATGGACTACTTTGTACTACTGTTACTCCAGTATTTGCTAACGGGGCCTGTTGTTGTGGTGCAGGTTGTTGCTGTTGTGTAGATTGCTGTTGCTGTTGTGATGCGGGTTGTTGCTGTTGTGGCCCAGCGCCCGGCAAAGGGATGTTTGAATAAGTTTGCAATCCTTGAATTAATTCAAGATTATTAGGAGCAAGGGCACCTGCTTCTTTATAAAAAGTTCTTTGAAATTTTGAATTAAGTGGTTGTCCTCGTTCATTTACCCATTCGCCTGTTGAATCGTCAATGGTATAATCTTTTCCGTTGTAACGTAAAATAACTTCGTCATCTGGATCATTTTGTCCTCTGACCAACGAAAGACCAGCAATTGACGCTCTGACCTGTGTGTTTTGTTGTGGTCCAATTCCAGGTAGTTGTTTAGCAACATTTACTTTTGCCTGAGCTCTTACTTCTGCGGCTTGTAATAGATAATCTCTGATACTGTTATTGTTAATTAATCCTGGCACATGTAAACGTTGTATCGCTGAAATAATGTAGGGTTTTTCTTGAGCTGAATCGCCAC